TTCGCCTGGAAGAGGTTTAACTATTGACAAAAGTAATGCAAACGCTGCGTTAGAAATAATAAAAAAGAACACGACTAATCAAATTGTTTATTTAGGTACTGGTTCCAGTGGAGGAACTGATGACCCTCTTTTACGAATGTTCCATAATACCACAGAAAATATTAGATTATATACAACTGGTGATAGTTGGATTAATGGAGGCAACGTCGGGATCGGAACATCAGACCCAGACCATAAATTAGAAGTTGTAGGTGGTCTTGCATTAAGAGATAGTAATAGTCGCTTATATTTTGGGACTAATAATGGGACCGATAGAAGAGCTTTAGAAGGTAATACAGCTGGGACATTATTGCAGATTGGTGAAGGTTATTCTAAAACTGCGCTCTACAGTAAAGTAGGAATAGGAACGATCGATCCTTCGTCTGCTCTAACGGTTTATGGAGGAGGAACTTCATCTTCAACTTTAGAATTAAGGGGTGCAGCAAATGGGGGGGATAATGCTACCATTTCAACACAACAGTCTATGGTGTTTCAAATAGGAAGCGCGGGGGCAACTGGAAGAAGTTTTACTTTTGCAAAAAATGGTTTAGGTTATAGTGATGGAACGGGATTATTTTCTATTGATGCAAATGGAGGAACTTATAACAGAAATTGGGAACAAACAGGAACTGATGCAAATACAAATACAAGTATTGTTCAAACAACATTAATTCCAGAGCCTGGAGTCTATGAGTTTTATTTAAAAGGAAATCCTAATGCAGGGGGCTCAGGTGCTTATAGAAGTATTCAAACAGGTTTTATTACTATTGCTTGTGATTATACTCCTTCAGCAAGTGTATTTTTAAGAATACAAAAAGTTGTTTTAGCACAGCAAGGTGGAGGTTCAAGTAATATACAATTAAACTTAAATGTTTATATGTTATATAATGGAAGTGCTAGTGATACACAACCTATAGCTGCTAAAGATTCGTCAGTAATTTATTTAACTGTTAGTGGTTATGCAGGAACAATCGGTTCTAGTCAAGAATTACGAATAACAAGAAAAATATAAAAAAATAAATAAATGAGATTAGATAACCCATCAATATCAGGTTCTATTTCCTATCTAGGAGGAGGAACAAATACTATATCGGGGACAGATGCTAAAATAACAGGATCATTTACTGGTTCTTTTATTGGAGAAGTATCAGGTACCTCTTCAGTAGCAACAACCTCATCTTATATAGAATTATCAAATGTGGATGGGAGTGCTTCTTTAGCAAGTAGAATTACATCTAACTCGGCTTCAATTGCTTCCTTAGAAACGGTAAGTGGGTCTTACGCAAATAGCGCCTCGTTTGCTAGTAATATATCTGTTAATTCTGCCTCAATAGCATCCCTAGAAACAGTAAGCGGTTCATATGCAAATAGCGCTTCATTTGCTAGTGATATATCTACAAATTCTTCTTCAATAGGATCTTTAAATGCTGTTTCATCGTCCTACTTACTAAACACAACAGACACTTTAACCGGAGACTTAACAGTAACCGGCAACATTATAGCAACTACTTTAAACGTTCAAGATGTAACCGCTTCTGTTGTTTATTCAAGCGGAAGTAACATATTTGGTTCTAGTTCAATTGACACTCAACAATTTACGGGTTCAATTTTAACAAGTGGAAGCATAGAAGTAAATGGTGATAAGTTTACTGTTAGTGGAGCAACAGGAGACGCAACTTTTGCTGGAGATGTTGTTATTAATAATAATAAATTTTATAAAGCTGAAAACGCAAGTGGTACAAATTATAAAATAGCTGGTATAACAAATGGTAATGAAATACAAATTGGTGCTATAGATTACACTACCGCAGGAACTATTTTTGCTGGTGGAGATAATATAAGTATTACTACAGGAGGTGCTTCTGGTACAACTAGAATGAGTATAGATAGTTCTGGAAACTCAACTTTTTCAGGACAAGTTTCTGTTGGAAATTATGCTATACCTTCAGACCATCAATTTCAAATAGCACATTTAGGGCAAAGTTATGCAAGATTTGCTTTAACTAATTCGCAAACAGGAAATGGTAGTTCAGATGGATTAAAATTCCAAATGGAAAATCTTAATAGTATTATTAAAAACCAAGAAAATGGTACTTTAGGATTTGGAACAAATGGTAGAGAAACTGATATACAAATAAATAGTTTAGGAGACGTAGGAATTGGTGGTAATGCTTCTAATAAATTACATATACAACAAACAAAATCAGGCACAAGTGCTGAAAATTTTGATTTATTACGATTTAATTTAACAGGCACAGGAGCTATTGGAGATTCTTCAAACATAGTTTGGTATTCAACAAGTGGTACAAAAACAGCAGGAATTAGTGGTATAAGCGGACAAGATAATATATTATATGGAGAACTTGCTTTTAATGTAAGAAAATATACTACAGATAGCTTTGATGAAGCTATGCGTATAGATAATAGAGGAAATGTAGGAATAGGAACTGATAGCCCTGACCAACTTCTTGAAATAAGTAAAAATGGTAGTCCTGTAATGCGTTTAAATAGCTCTAAAACTACTAATGGAGCAATAGGTGATAGCATAGGTCGAATAGAATGGAGAGGTAGTAATAACGCAGGTAATGGGGCAGGTATAAAAGCAGTAATAGATACTTCTGCAACTAGTACAACACAAAGAGATTTTGATATATTATTTAAAACAGGTAATAATATAGGTAGTGGAGAACCTCCAACAAGAATGAGAATTGATGCTGACGGCAATGTAGGAATTGGAGCTGATCCGCCAAGTACAAAACTTCATTTAGGAGGTACTGCCCCAGGTGATTCTATTATTCGCCAAGATTCAACAGCATCAGGTACAAATTGGGAAATTGGAGAAAGAGCAGCAGGTAAATGGCAAATTTTTGAAGATGATGCTGATAGTATTGTTGCTACTTTTATGTCAACAGGAAATGTAGGGATCGGGACGACTTCTCCTTCAGCAACAGAACCAATTGGAGGTAATCTTCCTACCGGATGGACTAGAGCTGGTAGTAGAGCATTAGAAATAGCAGCACCAGATTTCGCAAACTCTGGTTTATTTTTAAGGAATTCTGATACAACAGCTACTGGTACTGACATTACAGGTGATCATTATTATGGTGATACTTATATTGATAATAGATTTAATAATGATAATGGAAGTATATATTTTAGAACAAAAACAGCTGTTTCACCTCAAATTAGAATGGCTATCAAAGGAAGCGGAAACGTTGGAATCGGAACTGATTCGCCTGATAGTATTTTAGAAATTTCTAAAGCTCAAGCAACAGGGCCTATATTAAAAATAACAGAACCAACAACGCTAAATGGAACAGTCGAAGGAGGTCCTGGAAATAATTTAGGTGTTTTAGGATTTGTTAGCGCAGATACCTCAACTAGTCAAGCAGGTTTAATTAGAGCAAGTATTGAAGCAGAACCAGGAGAAAAAGCTTATGGAACAGGAGGTTTGTTAACTTTCAATACTATGCAAACTTATTCAGGAACTGGAACTTTAACTGACTTGATTGAAAGAATGCGTATAGACAGTTCAGGAAACGTAGGGATTAATGTTAGCCCTTCAACACAACTACATAATTTACAAAAAACAAATGATAGAGCAGGTGGGTTTTATACACAATTAGGAGGAAACTCTTATGGTCTTTCTATGTTTGTTAATAGTGGTGGTTATGGAATTATAGGTAGTAATGGAAGTTTTACTACTGATATTATAACAATGGATTTGAATTCTGGAAACGTAGGAATTGGAGCGGCATCGCCTGACTTTGCTTTAGATATTGAAGGATTAGATAGTGGGGTTCAATTACAAATGGGTAGAACAAATTCAAGCGCAGGTTCTACTTGGATGGGTTCTGATTCAAATGGATTTCATTTAGGTGTAGGTGCTTATGGTTCTGGAAATTCTGTTGCTGCCCCTAATGGTTTTACTGTTAACACTTCAGGTAACGTAGGAATTGGAGAAAATGGTCCTGACAACAAATTTGTAGTTAGAGGCTCTGGCTCAGGTTTTAATTCAACATTACACCCATCAGTAGCAAGTATAGTTTCTAATGAAATGTCTGATAACGCTTATCATTCTATTTTACAATTAGTTGCTGTTAGGCAATCTTTAGTAACAGGTAATGCTTCAAATGGTTATTTAGGATTTTCAACTATGGATGATTCTAATAATCAAGGTCAATTAGATGCAGGAAGAATTGCAATTGTTAATGAATCAGGTAGTTCAAGAAACTCAGCTACAGCTTTAAGTTTTTGGACAAACCCTGGTGGTACGCAAACAACAGCGGCTGTAGAAAAAATGCGTATTACAAGCAGTGGAAGAATTTTAATACCAGGATTAGATGGTAAAACTCAAGTTCATCCAGATGTAAGTTATCGTACTTCTGATGGTGAGTTATTTTATCAAACATCTTCTGAACGATACAAAACTGATATAGTAGATCTTGAAAATTGTTTAGATAAAGTTAATTCATTACGAACTGTAAGATTTACAGATGTAAATACTAACGAACCTGGTTTTGGTTTAATAGCTGAAGAAACAAATGAAATAATTCCAGAGGTAGTGTTTAGTAAAAATGAACAAATTGAGGGAATAAGTTATTCAAATCTAACTCCTTTTTTAATTAAAGCAATACAAGAACTAAAAGCAGATAACGATAGCTTAAAAGCTAGAATAGAAACACTCGAGAATAATTAATAAATAAAAAATTACACATATTTATAAGAATAATGTGGCGTAGTAAAATAAATTTCATATATTAGGCTATAATAAAAATTAAAAATCAAACTTTAAAATTAAAAAAATGAGTACAATCAAGTTATCAGAAGAAGAATTAGAAAAATTAAAAAAAGCAGATGGTGAAAATAGAAATATCACTTTCTCTTTAGGTCAAGTAAAAGTTCAACAAGCAATTTTAGAAGGCCAAAATGCTCAACTTTTAGAAGAATTAGCTAAATTACAAAAAGATTCAAATGAAGTTGCTAAAGAGTTACAAGATAAGTACGGTATTGGAAATATAGACCTTGCTACTGGAATCTTTACTAAAGACGAAACACAAAAAGTAGATTCAAAGTAGTTTTTTGAAAAGGTTTTCAATATTTATAATAAAATAATATTAAAAACAACATATAAAAATGGCAGAAACTTTATTATCTCCAGGGGTATTGGCGAGAGAAAATGATCAATCCTTTATACAAGGTCAACCTGTTGAAAGAGGTGCGGCCCTAATTGGTCCTTCTACAAAAGGTCCTGTTGAAATTCCTACAATAGTAGGTTCATTTAGTGAATACACAGCAGTTTTTGGAGGATCTGTAGAAAGTGGATCTAATCTTTATTCATATTTTAATTCAATTGCTGCTAGTAATTATTTCCAAAATGGAGGAAATTCACTATTAGTAACAAGAGTAACATCAGGTTCTTTTTCACCCGCAGTAAGCTCAACAATAGCTACAGGGTCAGGAGGTCCTACTGATGGTTTATCTCCTTTTGTTTTAGAAACAATTTCAGAAGGTGAAATTATGAATACAGGTACTACTTTATTAAGTGGTGGTGCTTTAGAATCAGGTTCATCTGATAATATTAGATGGGAAATTGCAGGCGTAAATACTAGCTCAGGAACATTTAGTTTATTAGTCCGTAGAGGAGATGATACTACCAATAGTAAAATAGTAGTAGAACAATACAATAACTTATCATTAGATCCTTATTCTTCAAATTATATATCTAAAGTAATCGGTGATGTAGATCATACATTAGTAAATGATGGTTCCGATTATTATATTCAAGAAAGTGGATCTTATGCTAATGCATCAAGATTTGTAAGAGTAAAACAAGTAAATTATAATACTCCTAGATATTTTGATAATACTGGAACAGCTAAAAATGAATTTACAGGATCTCTACCAGTAGTAGGATCAGGTTCCTTTAATGGGGCAGTAGGTTCAAATATCCCAACTGGAAGAGCTGCTAATTATTATAATAATATTTCTAGTGCTGATTCACAAGGGTTAGAAGGAACAGATTATACTAATGCTATTTCATTAATGTCAAATGTTGATGAGTACAAATATAATGTAATTGCAGTTCCTGGATTATTAAATTCAGACCATTCTACACAGATTACTAGTATAGTAAATAACACAATTGCTAGAGGAGATTCAATTTCTGTTGTTGATTTAGTTAAATACAATACAGCAATTGCTTCAGCAATAACACAGGCATCTGGATTTGATTCTAGTTATGCTGCTACATATTGGCCTTGGTTACAAACTATTGACCCAAATATTGGGGAACAAGTTTGGGTACCTGCTTCAACAATGATTCCTGGAGTATATGCATTTACAGATGCTTCAAGTGATCCTTGGTTTGCACCCGCTGGTATTACTAGAGGGGGATTAGGTCAAGTAACAAGAGCTGAAAGAAAATTATCTGCTGGAAATAGAGATGATTTATATGAAGCTAATATTAACCCAATTGCTACTTTTCCACAATCAGGAGTAGTAGTATTTGGTCAAAAGACACTACAGAAAAGAGCTAGTGCTTTAGATAGAATTAATGTTAGAAGATTATTAATTTCACTTAAAAGTTTTATTTCTCAAATCGCAGATAATTTAGTATTTGAACAAAATTCTGCATCAACAAGAAATAATTTCTTAAGTCAAGTTAATCCTTATTTAGAATCAGTTCAACAAAGACAAGGATTGTATGCTTTTAAAGTAGTAATGGACGATACTAACAATACACCAGATGTAGTTGATAGAAATGAATTAATAGGTCAAATATTTATTCAACCAACTAGAACTGCTGAATACATAATGTTAGACTTTAATGTATTACCAACAGGAGCTACATTCCCAGCATAAAAAATATAAAAATAGAATATTTATAATAAAATAAAAACATAAAATGGCAATATTAGATCCAAACGAAATATTTTTTACAGCTTTTGAGCCAAAACAGGCTAATAGGTTTATAGTATACATTGATGGTATTCCATCATATGCTGTAAAAGGAATGGGAGCTGTATCATTAACCCAAGGAACTGTGCCTTTAAATCATATTAACGTACAACGTTTTGTGAAAGGTAAAACAACTTGGAATACAATTTCATTCACTTTATTTGATCCAATTACTCCTTCTGGAGCACAAGCAACAATGGAGTGGGTAAGATTACATCATGAATCAGTAACTGGTAGAGATGGTTATTCTGATTTCTATAAAAAAGACTTAACATTTAATGTGTTAGGTCCTGTAGGTGATGTAGTATCTGAATGGATCGTAAAAGGTGCATTAATAACAGAAGCTTCATTTGGAGATTACAATTGGGATACTGAAAATGCCGCTCAAGAAATTACAATGACTGTACAACCAGATTACTGTATATTAAATTTCTAAAAATATTCAACATATTTTCTAAAATAGCTTGGCTTTGTGCCAAGCTTTTTTTATCTTAATATTTATCATAGAACAAGAGTTTTATTAAATAAAGATTATGGCCGAATTTAAATTACCTACTGAAACAGTAGACTTACCCTCAAAAGGAATATTGTATTCTGAAGATAATCCACTTTCTAGTGGTAAAATCGAAATGAAATATATGACTGCTAAAGAAGAGGATATATTAACTAATCAATCTTACATTCAAAATGGTACTGTAATTGATAAATTATTACAATCATTAATTGTATCTAAAATTAATTATAGTGATTTATTAATTGGTGATAAAAATGCTTTATTAGTTGCTTCTAGAATTTTAGGATATGGTAAAGATTATACTTTTACCCATAATGGAAGACAAGAAACAATTGATTTAACTACTTTAGAAGATAAAGTATTAGATGAATCTCTTTATAGTAAAGGATTAAATGAATTTAATTTTGATTTACCTAATACAGATCATAATATAACATTTAAACTTTTAACTCATGGGGATGAAATAAAAATCCAAAACGAACTTAAAGGATTAAAAAGAATTTCAAAAAATAACTCCCCAGAAGCAACCACAAGGTTAAAATATATGATTTTATCTATTGATGGGAATAGTGAAAAAAAAGATATTCGGAATTTTGTAGATAATTTCCTCCTAGCACGAGATGCTAGGGCACTCAGAGAATATATTTCACAAATACAGCCAGACATAGATCTGACTTTTTTTCCCGATGGAGGGGGAGAACCAACTAACATTCCCATTGGACTTAACTTTTTTTGGCCTGACATCTAAAACATCTTCTGGGTTTAGAAAATCTGTTTTTGATCAAATTCACCAAATAGTCTTCTACGGAAAAGGAGGATACGATTGGAATACTGTTTATAATATGCCTTTATGGCTTCGTAAATATACTTTTAAATTAATAAAAGATCATTATGAAGCAGAAAAAAAATCTATTGAAAATTCTAAAAAAGGAAAAAACCAACAGACATTAATAGATTCATCAGGTAAAATATCTCCCCCAAAATTTCAAAAGAAATCTAGCTATAAATAAAAATAATAAATTTTAATATTTATAACAAAATATCCTTATGGCCTTAGGTGACGGTAAAGCAAAAAAAGAACTAAATGAAATAAATCAGGAAGTAGCATTCTTATTAGATGCTGTTTCTTCCATTGGTGATAAGCTAGTTGCAAGTTTAAAAAGGGGTGAAGAAGGTGCTGAAGATATCTCTACAATTTTAAAAAGAGGTATAATTAGAGATACTAATCAAGCAGTACGTAATACTGAAGAATTTGTAAAAATTCAATTAAAGGCTAAAGAAGGAGCTTTAAAGAGATCTGAAATTGCTAAACTCCAACTTAAATTAGCAGAAAACCAAAATCAACTTGCAGTCAAAAGAGAAGTTTTAAGATTACAAGGTATTAAAGGTTCTAACAAAATACTAAAAACTTTAGAAGACCAGGTAGCGGAACAAGAAAAAATATTTGATAAAATAGACCAATCAAATATAGCAAATGGTGAAAATGTAGGTCTTTTAGATTTAGCAACAAAAGCAGCTTCATCTTTAGCAGATAATATAGATAAAAGTGGAACTTTATCTAAAATACTTAATGGGGAATTAAATAATGCCCAAAAATTTACTTTAGCAACACAAGCTTCTTTCTTACTTTTAGTTAAAGGTGCTTTTGAGGCTAGTAGTAATATAGCTAATATAGCAAAAAATACAGGATTATCTGCAACTGCTGCTCGAGATTTACAAATTAACTTTGCTTTTGCGGCTGCTGATAGTAAAAAATTATTCCTTACAAGTAAAGATTTAAATAAATCTTTTTTAGAATTATCTTCTCAAACAGGTTTAATAGCAGATTTTGGTAGTCAAACATTAGTCACTCAATCTACTTTAACAAAACAATTAGGATTATCTGCAGAACAAGCTGGAAGTTTATCTTTATTATCTAGATTACAAAGTGAAGATACAGAAGGTGTTTTAGATAATACAGTAAATACTGTAGGAGCTTTAGTAAAACAAAGTGGTGTTGCCGTTAATGTTAAAGGTATTTTAGAAGAAATTAGTAACACAAGTGCAGCTATAACAGTTTCATTAGGAAAAAACCCAGAGGAATTAGCTAAAGCAGCGGTACAAGCAAAATTATTTGGTGCTAATTTAGAAACAGTAGATGGAATTGCTTCAAGTTTATTAAACTTTGAAGAATCTATCCAAAACGAATTAGAAGCTGAATTATTAATTGGTAAAGATATTAATTTAGAAAAAGCAAGACTATTAGCTTTAAATAATGATTTAGCAGGTTTATCCTCAGAATTAGCTGATAATGAAGAAATAATAAATGCTTTTGCAACAGGAAATAGAATTCAACAAGAAGCGGCAGCTAAAGCTATTGGTTTAAGTAGAGAAGAATTAGCAAAAATATCACTACAACAAGATTATAATAATCTCTCAGCAGAAACATTTAAAGATACATATGGTGATATTACTTACCAACAATTACAATCTCAATCCGCAGGTGAAAAATTTGCTTCTATTTTAGAAAAAATTCAGGGTGTTGTAGGGGACATAGGAATAGCTTTCTCTCCTTTTTTAGACGGTGTAGCAAAACTTGCAGGATTTTTTGCAGCATCTAAGGTGGCAGCTGCTGCTTTAATAGGAGTTTTAACTACTTTAGCTGCTTTATCAATAGCATCATCAATTGCTACTATTTTTTCATCTGCTCTACTTGCAGGCCCATTTGCTGGTCCTGTTTTAGCTGGGGTTATAACTGCGGGCATGTTAGCTACTATAGGAACAGGCATAGCTATGGCAACTGCTGATGATATGATCTCATCAGGCTATGGGGATAGAATATTATCAACTCCTAAAGGTTCAATAGCACTAAATAATCAAGATACCGTAGTAGCGGGAACGAATTTAGGTGGGGGAAATAACGAAAGTAAACGTACTAATCAATTATTAGAAAGAATATTAACAAAACAAGGTACAGTTAATATAGATTCAACTAAGGCAGGTACAGCATTTGCTATGGGTACTTACCAAGTTCAATAATTTAATATTTATAATAAAAACGTAACATGAGCATTTTAAACAAATTAACAACTGATGGTTCAAGTTTATCTAAATTAGATGGATCAAGTCCAAGTATTCCTGATTTTTCAATTTCAAAAGCAAAATCAAATTTATCAAGTAATGGATCTTCTTTATCTGAATTTGATGGGTTAACACCTCAAGCTTCTGATTTTTCAAACTCTAAATTACATGATACTTATTCAACAGATGGAGACCCAAATATAATTTCAAAACCATCTCCTTCTCGTTTAGATCCTAATTCAGTTCCTAAGTATTTAGATAATTTACCACGTTAGAAATATGGCGCTTAGAGATTTACAAACTAATCTTAAATCATTAAGATATGGCAAAGATACAGTAGGTGGAGGTACTAGTAATGAACCTTACATTACTACTTCTATCGATACTGCTCCTGGTGATACTGGGGGGCCAGATTTTACTCTAAGAGCAAATACACTTCAGCATGTAGGAAGAGATATTAAAAGGATGAGTAAATTCTTATTTTCTACTAAAGGTGCACAATTTATAGCTAAACAAAATTTATTATCAAGAACAGGAGTTAAAACACAAGCTAGTGGGTTTGTAAATGATGGAGTTTACTTACCAACTTCTACAATAGCTCAAGCGGGGGTAAATCCATTTGGTACCCATTTATTAAAACAGGGGTTAGACCCAACAAGAAATACTTCTCCTAATGTAGGGCAAAATACCAACCCTTTATTAAATTTATTAGGTGTAGGGCAAAAAGCTCAAAACTTTATAAATGGAGCAGGTGGTGTTCCTGTTTATTCACAATCTGTATCCCAAACAGAAACCCCAGAAAATAATAGACTAGTTAATTTAAAAGAAAATAAAATTTCTCTTTTACAACCTTCTTCTCAACAAAACGCATTAAGTAAATTATTTGGAAACCAAACTTTTAGTCAAATATTAAATAGTTTAAATCCATTTAAAAATAGAATAAATAATATTACTAAAACTTTATTTTCAAATAGTAATACACAAAAATTTAATATATCAGAATTTAATACTGAATTACTTAGATATGGTGGGGGTCCAGGCTCAGCAATGGGAGTGGGTCAAACAGTATTAAAAAGATATTCAACAACAGCAACTGAAGGTTATAGTAATAATGTTGAAACAGGGTATTTTAATGTATTATCTTCAGGTAGAGGAATTGAAGGAAGGTATGTTGGGAAAAGCGCTGAGTCAACTATAACTGATTTTAGATCTCAATTACTAATAGATCCTACTTCTGATAGACAAAATATAATATCTAAATCCTTATCTTATAGTAGAAAAAATATTGAACAAAGGGTTAATTTAGGTAATCCTGGGAGAAGAAATAAAAATGTTTCTAGTTACACTAAAGGATTAGATGATGGCAAAGCAGGGCCTTTAGATAAAATTAATGCTTTACCTTTATATAAATCAGAGACAGTTACTACATCTACAGAAAAAAATGATTTAGTTAAATTTAGAATTGGTGTTATAAATAACAAAAACCCAAAAGAAAAAACATATATTCATTTTAGAGCATTTATAGATAGCTTTTCTGACAACTATTCAGCTGAATGGAATTCAGAACAATATATGGGTAGAGGAGAAAAGTTTTATAGATATAGTGGGTTTGAGAGAAATATTAACTTAGATTGGACCGTAGCCGCTCAATCTAAAGAAGAATTAATGATTCAATATAAAAAACTTAATTATCTTGCTTCTGTATTAGCTCCTGATTATACTAGTGCGGGTTATATGGCAGGAAATTTAATTACCTTAACATTAGGAGGATGGTGTTATGAACAACCTGGGTTTATTACTGGTTTAAATCTTAGTGTTCCTCAAGAATCTCCATGGGAGATTGCAATTCCTGATACAGAGGGAAATGAAATTCAAGGTATTTCAAGTGATGAAATGGTTAAAGAAATGCCCCATATGGTAAAAGTAACAGGATTTAACTTTACTCCAATTCATAACTTTGTTCCAAGAATACAACAAAATAAACCAACAACAGGAAAACCAGAAGCGGGGATAGATAGTACAGATTATGGCGACGAAAGATATATTGCTCTTTCAAAAGGAAGTAGAGGAAAAGACAATAATTATGATCGTGTTAGACCTGATTCCCAAGCGTTAGTAACTTCAATTAAATCTAGAGGGGTATCTTTATTTTCACCACTTCCTGTAGCAGGGACAATACTTACACAAGGTTTAAATCAATAATATGAAAAGGTATAAAACAATACAATTTCAAAGAAACCAAAATGGTAAAAGATACTACAATACAACTAAGTATCCCGTTCCACCTTCAAATTTTAATGATTTGTATGTTATAACCCAGGAAAGTGATAGATTTGATAATTTAGCACTTCAATATTATGGAGATCCTACTTTATGGTGGGTAATTTCAATTGCAAACCCTAATTTACCTCAAAATTCATACTTCCCACCTCCAGGGGTTCAATTAAGAATTCCATCTAATATAGCAGGAGTTATATCTAATTTCGAACAAATAAATGAATAGTTATGGTAGGAAATGTAGTAGGGGAACCATTTAAAAAATATGTAAATGATCAAATTAAAACTCGCCAAGAAGTTTATGGAAGTGGTTTTAATTCTTTAAGAGATCAACAGCATATAAATTATTTAAATTCAAAATTATCTTGGGTTAAAATGGCTTCTTCTGTATTAATAAATCCCCCACGTGATGGAGAAAGAGCTAATATAGAACAGGCAATCATTACCGGGACTTCAGGTGAAGAAGGACTTAATAGATTAAAATTACTTGGTATTGAAAATCCAGAAAATTTTTTAGGGTATAAACTTGCTTCAAGTTCTATATTATTTAATGGGTTACAACAAGCAAACTTAAGCCCTAAAATTAATGAAGACGCTGATGGAAAACCTATAAATGAAGACCCTACCATAGCAGATAAATTTAACAAATGGCAAGAAAGATCAGGTTATTCTAAAAATAATTCTATTTGGAATAGTAATAAAGCCTATGGATTAGGAGGGTTAGATTTTGGTTTTCAACCAATGCCTGGAATAACTGGAGTAGAAATAAACCATGTTAATCGTGGTTCTATAAAAAAAGCTACAATAACTTTAAAGGCGTATAATAAATTTCAATTTGAGCTTATAGATTTACTTTACCTAAGATTAGGATTTAGTATGTTAGTTGAATGGGGAAATAGCCATTACATAGAAAGTGACGGAGATAATCCTAATAAAAAGATTAATATTGGAGATATTACAACTGTAGGAGCTACTCTAACAGAACAATTTTGGTTCCAATCTAAAGGAGCAAGCCCTCTTGAAATGAGTGAAGAAATTGAAAAATATAGAAAAAAATATGACAGTAACTATGATGCTATGTTTGGAAAAGTTACTAATTTTAATTGGAGTTACAATAATGATGGGTCCTATGATATAACAATCCAACTAATAAGTTTAGGAGATGTAGTTGAATCTTTTAAAATTAATACCTTACCTAATCCCGATAATAATCTTTTAACTGAAGATGAAGCAAATAAAGACCAAATAAGTTTACTTTTATATAAAAAAAGAATAGAAATTGGAAGATTTCAAAATAATGACCCAGATTTTAAGTATATATTAAACCCCTCAGCAAACCAACAAGCTACATCAGAAAATATAACTAATGCAGATAGAATCCAACTCCTTAAAAATACATTCACTAATTTTTTTGGATCAACAGATATAAGTTCATTAACAAATGTAAATGTTGCAAAAATAGGATATTATGTAAGATTTGGTGCTTTATTAGATTTTATAAAAGATCACATTCTTACTCAGTATAAAGGTAAAGATAGTAAACCTTATCCTATAGTAGATATTAATACTAATTCTTTTGGGAATGTAATGGCTATTTTTCCAAATCAAATTTCAATAGATCCTAGAATTTGTGTAACAAATACTAATTTTTTTGACCCTCCTATAACACAAAATAATCCTTTATTAGGATCACTTCTCCCATTTTCAGTCCAAAACCCTGTCCCTCATGGAAAGTTAATGAATATTTATTTAAGCTTTAATTTTATTGAAAAAATTTTAGAAACTAATTTAGATAAAAAAGGTGATTTAAGTTTATTTAATTTTATAAAATCTATATGTGATGGTATAAATAAATCCTTAGGAAGTGTAAATAATTTAGAACCTATAATAGATGATGAAACAAATATTTTAACTATAATTGATCAAACCCAATTTGCAGGTAGAGATGAATTAAGAAAATTTATCTCATCAACAATATCCAAAGTTGGGTCACAAGATTCTGAAGTAGCAAAATTTAATAACAACTTAGAACAAATTGAAGAAATTGAAGAACCGTCAATACCCTTTAACATTTATGGTTATAACTTAACTTCAAAAGAAACCCCAACTTCAAATTTTATAAAATCCTACTCATTTACTACAGAAATATCACCTGATTTAGCAAACACTATTACTATAGGTGCCACAGCTAATGGTAATGTAGTAGGGGAGGATGCAACTTCTTTTACTAAATGGAATAAAGGATTAACTGATAAATTTAAAGTATTAGCATCTAACCCCCCACCTTCGAAACTCAACCCAGATTTTAAATCATCAGAAGAATCTAATGTTTCAAATAACTCTTCTATTATTGATCCTACACTAACAGTCGGTACCTCATCTTTTGATAAAGTAACAATAACTGAATCAAAAGAACAACTTCAAATTTCAAATTATAGAGATTATTATTTACCTTATATTTTAGGAAAGAATTTTAAAGGAGAAAAACGTATCCCTGGAAATATAACAGAATTAGGAGAGTATTTCAAATATAATGATGAAATTATTCAAAGAGGATTTACCGCATTTAAAGGATACTTTTCAGATTTAAAAAATAAAAATAAAGAATATACTACAGGAACTATAGGGTTTATACCTATTAACTTACAATTAGAATTAGATGGGTTATCTGGTATAAAAGTATATCAAAAATTAAAAGTTGATATAAATTTTTTACCTTCAAATTATCCAAATACATTAGAATTTTTAGTTAAACAAGTAAACCATGAAATAAAAGATAATAAATGGATAACTAAATTAGAAACTATATCTGTACCTAAAGTTCAAAAAATTCCAATTATTAATAAAACAGAGGTTGAAGGGTTATCTACTATAGAAGATACATCAAATTTAATATTTTATTCTCCAATTAATGATAGAATTACGGGAGATAATCTTTCAAATGTTATAAGAAATGATATAGAAGGTGCAGGAAAATATGGAGCTAATAGAGAAGGTGGTAAATTACATAATGGGTTAGATTTATTAACTAGAGGAGCATATAATGGCACCGTAAATTATAATACATTTTTTGCCCCTATTTCAGGAAATGTTTATATAACTAAAGCTACAAATGCTTCTAAAACAAGTGGGGTTAGAATAGAGGGTACAGGAAAATATACAGGATATATAGCTTATATATTTTATATTATCCCTAATATTACATCAGGTCAAGCAATAACCTTAGGAGATCCTGTTGGAGAGTACCAAGATTTATCTTTAGATTATTCTGATAAAGTAAAAGATCATATTCATTTCCAATTAAAAGTTATAAAAAATGGAAAAGAATATTATATTGACCCAACTACTTTAAATTATACCTTTGATGTTACTTTAGGAAATCCAGTTAATGGAACACCTAGTTAAATTTTTAATTATAGATGAAATATTTACCCTTATCCCAACTAAAATCTAACCTATATACTAAGGGGGGAGAATTTTATATTTCATCTACTCAAACACCTTATAGGGGATATTATTATAAAACATCTAAAGGTGAATATTATAGTGGAAAAAACCCACAAGACTCACCTAGTGTTTTATTAACTTTATTTAAAGAAGAAGTATCTGATATTGATGATTCTAATCCATCAACAAATTCACCTACATTTTGGACCATTCAAGAAATTAATTACCCAAATAATGTTAATAAACCCCCAACTTTACCTACATCCCATTACCCTAAAATTACCCCAGAACAATATAAATTGGGTGAATTTGAAAGATATTTTTTATCAAAAAACAATGAAATTAAATTTAAAGAAGTAAATTTGTTTACTTATAATCAATATTTAACAAAAGATCCTAGTGTATCTTTTCAAATATTTTCTCCTATAAAATTAAGTTGGGGGTTAACAGGGAATAGAGAAAAAACATATACTATAAACTATAATACTGTTAAAAGAATTTCACTTAATTTAAAATTAAGAGGGTTTGTAGAATATTTTCAAGGTAGGTTTACTCAATTTTATAAAGAGATTGGAGATTAAAAAATCCTTACTTATATTGGTCAAAAAGGTTTTATGTATTGGCTTATAGAAGAACAGGAGCAGTTAGAGGTTTTATTAAATAGTGGTTATAAAGAAGCATTTATTGAAATAATCCCATTTAATAATAATAACCACCCCGCACAAAATAATGTATCTTTAGTGTATATTAGACCATTATTAGCAAGTAAAGGTTACATGTT